CAACAGCCAATAAAAACGATGGTTTGTTTGAGGTCAAGGAAACACTCAACGAAAAAACACAATGGTCTGGCACACAGACTCTCATCACACCTAAAGGCCGTGAAACCTTTAGACTACTATTTATATAATTATGCTCTAACCGCATCGAAATCGAGGCGGTTTTCTTATCTCTAACCGTATGGAATCCCGTACGGTTTTTTGATTGTCCAAGCATTGAAGACACTAAAAGCTATGGAAATTACAGTCGGGGACGACTTTAAAAATAGGAGGTTCGCAATGAACGAAGAAACACAAACAGTCGAAACGGTTGAAGAACAAAAGGTACCTGCAGAACCTGCACAACAACCGCAAGACGAGAAGAAGTACACGGACGCAGACGTCGATGCTATCATTGATAAGAAATTTGCAAAGTGGAAATCAGAGCAAGAAGCCAAGGAAAACGAAGCTAAGAAACTCGCCAAGATGAACGCTGACGAGAAACAGAAATATCAGTTGGATCAGCGTGAGCAAGAACTAGCTGACCGTGAAAAGGCTATTGCTCGCAAGGAATTGACCGCAGAAGCTAAAGCAATGCTAAGTGAACGTGACTTACCTGTTGAGTTAGTAAATGTAGTTGATTTAACAAGCGCAGAGACGGTATCGCAGTCTGTCGCTGTGTTGCAGAAATCATGGGAACAAGCCGTGCAAAAAGGCGTACAAGAAAAGCTAAAAGGCGGAGCCCCAATGAAACAAGCGCCAGTCGATAGCGACGGTATCACTAAAGAAGAATTTGCTCGTATGGGTTATCAGAGTCGAAATGAACTCTATCAAAAGAACCCAGAACTCTATAAGAAATTGAAAGGTTAAAATAAATGACAGCAGGACAAACTAAATTAGCCACTATGGTTAACCCAGAAGTAATGGCGGACATGGTTTCCGCTAAACTACCTAAATTGATTAAATTCACTCCACTTGCTTATGTGGAAACAGCACTCCAAGGCCAACCGGGTAACACTCTAACAGTTCCAGCATGGGAGTATGCAGGAGATGCGACTGAGGTTGGAGAAGGTCAAGCTATTTCTCCAGACCAATTGACTACTAAAAAGACTACTATGACCATCAAAAAGGCTGCTAAAGGTTATGAAATCACCGATGAAGCCCTTTTGTCAGGTCTTGGTGATCCACTAGGACAAGCGACTTACCAGCTTGGTTTGGCTATTGCTAACAAGATTGATGATGATTTGGTCGCAGTAGCTAAAACTGCAACACAGCACGTTGCAGAAGCTCCAACAACAGGAGCAGCTCTTGATAAAGCACTTGCTATTTTTGACGATGAAGAAGATGCAAAATATGTAGCTCTTATCAATCCAGCAGATGCCATTGATTTGCGTGCTAACACTGTGAAAGAATGGATTTCAGGCACAGAAGTAGGAGCGAATACAGTTGTTTCTGGTACATTTGGAGAAACACGAGGTGTTCAAATCGTGCGTACTAAGAAAGTTGAAAAGGGTAAAGGCTTTATCGTCAAAGTGTCTCCTAGTCAAACTCAGACAGATGACGCCAATAAATACGGTGCATTTGTGATCATGCTAAAACGTGATGTGGCTATCGAAACAGACCGTGACATCCTTAAAAAGACAACAGTCATCACTGGTGATGAACACTACGGTGTCTACCTTTACGACCCTACACGAGTTGTAAAATTCGGTGAGTAAGAGGTGGTGATATGAGCTTATTGCTACGACGTCATTATATCCAGGAGGAGCAGGCTAGCCAGTATTCTGATTTAGAAAATAAGACTCTAGAAGAGTTGAAGAATCTAGCTAAAGAAGCTGGCATTGCTGGCGCCTATAAGTTATCAAAAGCAGAAATTGTAGAGGTGTTGGAGGATTTAAAAAGTGAAATTTAAAATCAAACAAGATTTCTATGATTGGAAATCAAATGTGAAACGACTGGCAGGAGAGGAACTTGAGATTACTGAGGAGCGCTATACCGAGTTGGCTAACAATTTTGCCAGCAATGGTGTCGCTATCTCAGATGTTCTTGAGGAAATCCTCCCTGAACCTGAGTTTTTAGAAGAGGATTGATATGTCTATAGAGTTGCTGAAGAAAATGACAGGCGAAGAAGATACTCAGCTTCTCATGTTGCTCCAAACGAGGGCTACAAATCTTATCTTATCAGAGACTAATCGCACATCTTTGACACCTGCTTTAAGTCTCTTAATACCTGAGGTTGCTATCGAGCTCCACAACCGCTCAGGAGCGGAAGGAGAGCATTCTAGAACCGAGGGTGGTATAGCAGTAGTCTACGGAGAAAACGGCCTGTCTACGGGTCTTCTACAGCGTATCCGCATGCACAGACTAGCAAGGGTGGCAGGTCATGTTTTTGAAGCAGAGTAGACTGAAACCTTATCCAATGCGACGGTTTGAAAAGACTGTCACAGAGGAAGGCGTCGCAAAAGAAGGGTATGCCAAGGAAGCTGAGACAGTCCGCCTCGAATTGTGGCCAGCTAGTAGTAAGTTACAATCTGAGCTGTATGGCGAGCGTGTCAACGACATTTTGAACGCAAATGCCAACAAGTCAGCTACTATCAAAGTGAAAGATGGTGTGTGTATCGATAGCCAGACGGAAGTGACTCATAGGGTTATTTCTAAGAAGGTATACACACATCATCAAGTTTTGGAGTTAGAGCGTGTCAGGGCTACGAGGGGCAGATAGGCTTATAGCTAAATGTAGACGATTGGCTAGTAAAAAAACTGGCGAGGATATCGTCTTACGTGCGGTACACAATGCTACTAAAAAGGTTGTCCAAGCTGATGCTAAAAGACTTGCACCAGGTAACAATGGAGAACTTAGAAATAGTATCAAGACTAGGGTTAAAATGGACGGAGATAAGGCTATAGGCGAGGTTTACACAAATCTACACTATGCTCCTTACGTTGAGTTTGGTACAGGGCCAAAAGGACAAGCAAGCCATTCTGGTATCTCTCCAGAAGTCAGCGTGACTTACAAGTCTAATCCTTGGTATGTGCATGAAGACCAAATCAATGTAGGACCTTACCACTTTCAAAAAATCGGGGAGTTCTACAAGATGTATGGTCAACCTGCCCAGCCTTATCTTTATCCAGCTTTGAGAGACAATCAAGAGCGTGTGTCTAAGAATATTTCGAATTATGTGAGTAGAAAGATAAGAGAACAAATAAAATGATCAATATCAAGCCTGTTATTTACAAAGAATTGCAAAAGGTCGCAGATAATGTGACTGATACTTATCCTAGCGATTGGGAGACTTTCCCAGTCGTTATTTTTTTAGAAGAACAAAACAAGCCGGGAGAATGGTTTGATGACCAGGAACAAAAATCATCTATCCGCTATAAGGTGGATATCTTTGATGATACCAGCACTAGTGAGTTAGCTGTTAAAATCAATCAGATTTTTGAGTCTTTAGGTTTGCGAAGAACCGACTGCCAAGACGTGCCAGACCCATCTCATTTGAGACATAAGGTCATGCGTTTTGAAGGTGTCGTTGATTTAGACTCAGAGCTTGTTTTTCAATTTAGAATGGAGAATTAAACATGTTAGCAAATGGAATTACGTTAGCTTATGGTACAGCTAAAGGAACTTATACTAAACTTGCTGGGTTGAAAGAAGTACCAGAGTTTGGTATTGAGCCTGAAAAAGTAGAGAACACTACTCTTGAAGATAAAGTTAAGAAGTATGAGTTCGGTATCGGTGATGCAGGGGAATTGGAATACAAATTCTCTTACAAGAACGATAGCGCAACCGCACCTTATCGTATTTTGCGTAACGCGGCAGACAACAAGACAAAACTTTTCTTTGAGCAAACTTACCCAGATAACACTAAGGTGCATTTTGAAGGTCAAGTATCTGTTAAGCTTGGCGGTGGCGGTGTCAATGCCGTTATCGAGTTTACCCTTAAAATTGCGTTGCAATCAGAGTTGGAATTTGTAGACGGTATTGGAGGTTAATTACATGGCACTACCTTACTCAATTTGGAAGATTAGTGATGAGAAAGAGTTGAAACTACGACTTTCATCTCATCAAGCAGCAAAAGTTGAAGAAAAAATCGGCATGAACTTACTGAAAATTTTTATGCCTGAGGCTGGCGAAGAGTTTCCTTTGCCTCCTTTGAAAGTTGTATTGCTCTTGATTCACGGAGCATTGCAAAAGTATGAGAATGGGTATTCTCTTGAGGATGTCTACGATCTGTACGATGAATACGTGGACAACGGTGGAGATCAAACAACCTTCATGACAGAGGTTTTGATGCCACTCTTTGAAGTATCGGGTTTTACTCCACGAGGAAGCAAGAACAAGAAAACTTCCAAGAAGAAAATGACAGTAGTCGAGTAATCTTAACAGTAACGCAGATTATTGAGAGGCTTTATCCCATGTTTTTGGACATTGGGGGTAAGCCTCTTGATTTTTGGGATTTAACGGTACTTGAAATCAGGGAAATGATTGAAAGCTACAACCGTGTCAAAATCCAAGAGCGTAAAGAAAAGATTATTGACTCTTATAGACTTTCGCAGATGATATCCAACCACGTTTCTTTATTGTTATCCAAAGATGCCAAGGTCTTTGAGTTCTGGGAGTATGCGCCTGAATTGTTTGTAGAAGAACAGCAAGCGGTAGAACAAGAACGACAAAGACAAGCGTTTTTGTTGCATAAGGAACAGATGCGTGAATTTGCAGAAAGACATAATCGAAAAAGGAAGGAGGAAATGAATGGCAACTCTTGATGAATTGAAAGTCATGATTGACGCTGAGATAGCGCCTTTCAGGAAGAAGATGAAAGAAGTCGAGAATCAGGTCAAAGGGACATCTGACCAAGTGAAAAATGCCACTGCCAAAGTTCGTGAACAGTCGAGCTCAATCGGTAGCGCATTTGGCAAGCTAGCTAAGTTCGCTGGTTTTGCAATTCTTGGTAAGAAAATGCTTGATGTTGGGATGTATTCAACGCAGACAGCTCTTGAAGTAGCAGCGTCTATGAACCAAATCAAGCGACAGATGGGCGAGAGTTCGCAATCTTTCTTAAAATGGGTTAACGATAACGCCAACGCTATGAATATGGGTGTGGGTGAAGCTACTAACTATGGTGCAGTCTACTCAAACCTATTTTCTGGGTTTATCAAAGACACCAATAAGCTAAGCGCCTATACTGCTAAGATGTTGCAGACATCGGCAGTTGTTGCTGAAGGTTCAGGGCGCACGATTACAGACGTTATGGAGCGGATTCGCTCTGGTTTACTAGGGAACACCGAAGCAATTGAGGACCTAGGAATCAACGTTGGAGTTGCTATGATTGAGTCTACTGAAGCCTTTAAGAAGTTCGCAAACGGACAGAGCTGGCAACAATTGGACTACCAAACCCAGCAACAAATCCGCCTTATGGCAATTTTGGAACAGGCTACAGCCAAGTATGGAGATACCTTATCCAACTCAGTTAACGGCAGTATCAGCCTGTTTAAGTCGCTGATGAAAGATAGTGCATTGAACCTTGGTAATGCGATGTTACCAATTATCAATGCGATTATGCCTGTCTTGAACTCTTTTGCCATGGTATTGAAGAACGTTACGGCCAAACTTGCTGAATTTATCGCTTTGATGTTCAACAAGAAAGCAACAGTGAAAGACGGTGTTGGTGGAGCGGTCGGAGACATGGGTAACGCCATGAAGGATGCTGCAGGAGGTGCAGGAGACCTTGCTGACGCAGTGGACGACGCTGGAGACTCAGCTGGAGGACTTGCTGATAATCTTGGAGACTCAGCCAAAAACGCTAAGAAAGCCGCTAAAGAATTGCTTGGTCTATTGGGATTTGATGAGATTAACATCTTGCAAAAACCAAAAGACGACGATGCAGGCGGTTCTGGAGGCGGAGGCGGTGGCAAAGGTGGTAAAGGAAAGGGAGGCGGTGGCGGACCTTTCAAAGACATCTTACCAGAAGTCGAGCTGACTGATATGGACAATCAGTTCAAGAGCATTTTCGACGGCCTCGGAAATAAGCTAAAAGGGTTGTTTGACCTTTTCAAAAAAGGTTTTGATGCAGCGTTTAGACCAGAAGGTATAGAACGTATCAAGATTGCCTTAGACCAAATAGCTAAGACACTGGGAGAAATAGCCACTGACCCAAGGGTTGTGAATGCCTTTAACCGAATGGCTGAGAAAATCGCTTATGCTTTAGGGCAAGTAACGGGCTCAATAGCCACTATCGGTTTGGGTATCGGTGTTTTCCTTGCTGAAAGTATTGCAAATGGTCTTGGAAGACAAAAGGAACGCATTATCAGGGCGCTAGTCGCTTTGTTTGATAATATTGGTAACATTGCAGAAGCTGTAGGAAACATCGCTCAGGCCTTTTCTAGTGCTTTCTACGACGTCATTACTTCAACTGGTGCGGTTCGTATCGGTAGTGCTATCGTGTCAACTTTGTTGAGTTTGACATCTACCATTGTTGAAGTCGGTAGCAAATTAGCAGGAAGTCTGTTTAAAGGCTTTGAAAAAGTCGTTGTGACAAGCGCTCCTAAAATTTCATCGATATTCCAAAGTTTATTAGATACTGTTGCGCCTGTATTTGAGAGTATTGAAAGGTCTGTAAACAAATTTGGCGATGGCTTAAGTCGTGTTTATGATGAACATGTAGCCCCTGCTATTGACTCTATTGCTAATGCTTTTAACGGACTGATCGATATCATACAAATCCTCTGGGAGAATTCTTGGCAACCTTTTGCTGAGTTTTTATCAGGAGTATTCGGTGTTAGTATTGAAGGAATTTCAGATTTATTGGGAGGTGGCCTTTTAGCCACTTTGGGACTATTGGCGGATGCTATTAAGTTAGTGGCAGATGGTTTCACCGTTTTTTCTGACTGGTGTAAAGAAAACAAAGAACCTATCTTGGCTTTGATAACAGCTTGGCAAACGATTAATTTCTTATCATGGGCTGAACAAGCCGGGGGACTTGCAGGAGCATTCGGCTTGTTAGGCAGTAAGGTCTCTTTGATTGTTGAAGGGATTAAGAATCTAGGTCTTGCTATTAAAGCATTGACACTTGATAAGTTGGTTAGTTTTGCTGAAACAATCTATCTAAACACCTTATATGCGAAAGATTTTGTGGTAAATTCTGGTAAATTGATTGCCGAGTTAGGAAAAACCGCTTTAGAACTTGGTAAATCCGCAGTAGCATGGACTGCTCATGCAGCGAAAATGGGATTAGCAACCGCAGCGGAATATGCTCACTCTGTTGCAGCAGGAGTCGCTACAGCTGCAACATGGGCTTTTAATGCAGCGTTAGCTGTTTTGACAAGTCCAATAACATGGGTTATTGCTGCTATTGCAGCCTTAATTGCTATAGGTGTCTTGCTCTACCAAAACTGGGACACTGTTGTCGAGTTTGCTAAAACAGCATGGCAAGGACTATGTGATTTTATCAGTGGTATCTGTCAAGCGATTGGCGATTTTTTCAGCGGTCTATGGACGAAACTACAAGAAATCTTTGAGCCAATAGGTCAATGGTTTGGCGAGAAGTTCCAGCAAGCATGGGACGCTATTGTTAATATCTTCTCTGGTATCGGAGAGTGGTTCTCTGGTGTATTCCAAGGTGCATGGGACGCTATCGTTAATATCTTCACACCACTCGGCTCATGGTTCGGAGAACGTTGGGCGGATGTGACTAGTGCTTTGGCCAATATTGGTGCATGGTTTACGGATATGTTCCAAAAAGCATGGACTGGTCTAACCAATATCTTTAGCAAACTAGGTTCTTGGTTTGGTGAAAGATGGAACGATGTTATAAGTGCGCTTTCCAGTGTTTCAAACTGGTTTGGTGAGATGTTCACTAACGCATACAACGCAGTAAAAGATGCTTTCAGCTCTATCGGAGACTTCTTTAGTGGAGTTTGGGATACTGTTAAAAGTATCTTCGTTAATGCTGGTCAGATGGTCGGTGAGGCAGTAGGTGGAGCGTTTAAGAGTGCAGTCAATGCGGTTCTTGGAACGATTGAAAATGTAGTCAATGGCTTCATCGGAATGATTAATGGAGTTTTAGGCGTTGTCAGAAACTTACCTGGTCTAGGATGGGTTGGTAGTGTAAGCACAGTTAGCCTCCCTCGTCTTGCCCGTGGTGGTATCGTTGATAGTCCAACTATTGCCATGATTGGTGAAGCAGGTAAAGAGGCGGTCGTACCACTTGAAAATACAGGATTTATCCAAACACTTGGGCGAGTTGTTAGCAGTGCGGTAGTAAATGCCATGGCTGGTGTTGGTCCACAAGGTGGATTTTCTGGCGACGGCGACATCGTTATCCAAATAGCAGGCCATGAGTTCGGACGGGTGGCTATCCAAGAAATCAACAAGGAACATGAACGTGCAGGACAAGTATTGCTTAACATTTAAAGGGAGGTAAAATGGCACGCTTAATTATCAATGGGGTGGCTGTTAAGCCTCCTCAAAAATTTCAAGTCGGTATCCAAGACATCGACGGAGAAACGGGTCGAAATGCGAACGGAGACATGATGCGTGACCGTATCACGACCAAGCGAAAATTAGACTGCGAATGGGGAATGATGACTCAGGAAGAAATGAGTCAGCTTTTAAATGCCGTATCGCCTGAATTCGTTGAGGTATCGTATCCGGACCCGATTAAAGGGCAAACAACTAAAACGTTCTATGTCGGTGATAGGACGGCTCCGAGTTATTCATTTACTGAGAAGTTCAAGCCGTGGTCGGGCGCAAAATTTAATCTGGTAGAAAGGTAGGTAGAACATGGATATATTCAGACGACAAAAATTCAATGAAGCTATGTTTGCTAAAAACCGTACTCTTGCTATCAGAGTAGGGCAGTATCAGTCGAGTGATATCAAAGAAGCTAGCTTTGATTATGGCTATATCAAGGGTGATACTTATAAGCCTGGCGGAACATGCGCTGGTAGTGCTAAAATCGTCTTTACGAGCATCATCACTACTTTCAATAAATTAGATAAGATTTACCCTGAAATCGGCCTTTTGGTAGACGGAACCTACGAATGGGTCAAAATGGGTGAATACTTCATCAATGATATTGAAATTGACCGGAACCGTAAAACGACCAAGCTTGACCTTATGGACGGAATGTTCAAACTCAATCGTGAACATGTCACAGATTTGACTTATCCAGCAGAAATTAGGCACGTCATCAAAGAGATTTGTCTAAAAACAGGTGTAAAACTTGCAAACGAAAACATGGATATTACATCCATGAATTACCGAATCGAAAGCATCCCGAAAGAAAAGAAAATGACATTCAGAGATGTTTTGAGTCTAGCTACTCAAATGCTCGGGATGTCTTGTTTTTTCAATCGAGAAGGAAAACTTGAAATCAAGGAATTGACTGACTCAGGTATCACGATTACAGCAGATAGCTACTTTATGCACGGATTGACCAAAAGCGAAGTCGAGTATCAGATTGCAGGGATAACCTGCAAGAAAGATAAAGAGACGCTTACGGTAGGCATGCGCACTGGTCGCTCGTTAGAATTGGATAATTTGTTCATGTCTCAAGCGATTTTGGATAATCTCTATCACAAAATCAAGGATATTCGCTATTATCCGTTTAATTTGAATTACCAGGGGCACCTCTTGCTTAACGTGGGTGAATGGGTGACTATCAAGACCAACACTGACGAGACCTTCAAATCGCCAGTATTGAGCCAATCATTCACGTTCAAGGGAGGTCTGCGTGGTCGTATCAGTGCAGACAGTAAGGCTGGAAATGATGCGCAGTATTCGTATGCAGGAACCATCACGAAGAAGATTGTACAATTCAACGAATTTGAAAAACAAATTCAAAACCAAATCGAAGAAGCAGATAAAGGTTTTGACCAAAAGGTCGCAAAAATCAAAAAAGATTTTAGTGATCAAGTCGAACTGGCAAAAGCCAAGGCGGAAGAAGTCAAGCAAGAACTGTCTGAAACTATCAATCAGCGCTTCGACAGCTTTGACAATGGTCCATTAAAGGAAGCCAAGCGCAAGGCTGAGGAAGCCTTGAAAAGCGCTGGCGCAAGCAGTTTGCTAGCCCAGGAAGCCAAGCAGATTGGTCTGGACTCTGTTGCTAGACTTGAAGCGTTTAAGTCACAGGCTACGAGCGCTCAGACGGCTTTGTCGGGCGATTTGGACGTTCTGAAACGGACTATCGCAAACGATATTAGACCGAAGCAAGCACAGGATGAAGCTGAGATTGCAAAGCAGGTTGAAGCACTTATCCAGACAAAAAATGAATTGGCTAGTGTGAAGTCAGCGCAAGCTACCTATGAAGAGTCGACGACTCGTAGGCTGGCAGAGCTGACCAACGTGGCCAATGGTAAGGCTAGCAAGTCAGAACTCACACAGACAGCTGATGAGCTGGCTAGTCGGATAGCGAGTGTGAGGGTCGGTGGTAGAAACTATTATCGAGATTCTGAGAAGATTCGAACAAGTACGCGTTTCTTCTCGTTTCCTTTACATCCATATCTTTCACAAGAAAATGTCGGGGAAATTTGGACTCTATCGTTTGATTTAAAAATCAATGAAGGGGGCGAGATTCGTCCTCTACATTTTTATCACTATCAAAATAACCGCTTTGGTCTGAAAGCTAGTGCTGACATCACTCCAAGCAGAGAATGGCAGCGATTTACGTTCACAGGTCCAGTTATCTTCCCAAACGATGATCATCGTTATTCGAGGGGAGAAATGGCCTTATACGATTACGGTGGAAACAATAATTATTCCGTTCGTAGAATTAAACTTGAGAAAGGCACTCTAGCTACTGACTGGAGCCCAGCAATCGAAGACACTGATGGTCTCATCACTGAAGCTAAGGCTATCTTTGAGCGAACGGCTGAGGGATTGCGGACGGATTTATCAGCTATTCAGGAATATGTCAATAAAGACGGCCAGCGACAGGAAGCTTTACAGCGTTATACTCGTGAAGAAAGTGCAAAGCAAGCGACGGCTGTACGTGAGCTAGTTGCGAAGGATTATGTAGGTAAAACGACTTATCAAGAAGATGTGAAGGGTATCAATCAGAGGATTGAAGCTGTTAAAACTATTGCGAATAAAGACATCGCTAGTCAAATCGCTAGCTATCGTCAATCTGTAGATGGTAAGTTCACGGATATTTCAAGTCAGATAACTACCTATAAGCAAGATGTGGGCGGTCAAATCAGTGGTCTATCAAATAGACTTACAAGCAGCGAGCAAGGAACCACTACTCAGATTTCAAATCTTTCCAATCGGATAAACAGTAACAAACAAGGCACAGATAATCAGATTTCAAATTTAAAGACTCAGGTCGCTACAAACAAGGATAATGCTGACAGCCAATTTGCGAATGTGACCAATCAACTAGCACAAAAAGTAGAGACTACTGACTTCCAGCGTGTCAAAGAAACCAGTCAGCTTTATGAGCGGATTTTAGGCAATACTGAAAACGGGATTGCGGATAAGGTTGCTCGCATGGCCATGACCAATCAGCTATTTCAGATTGAGGTGGCAAAAAATGAAGGTCTGAAAACTGTTCAAAGACAACTTGCTGACTCATGGTCCGTTCAGAACATCAATTCAGCTGGAGATATCATTTCTGGAATCAATCTAGGTGCTACCGGGCACAACCGTATCACTGGTAAACTGACCCATATCACTGGAGAAACCTTGATTGACAACGCAGTTATTAAGTCTGCTATGGTTGATAAGCTGGAGACGGCCAATTTTGAATCTGGTTCCGTCACAACTACGATATTAGACGCTGAAGCGGTCACGGCTGATAAAGTGAGATTTGACAATGCGTTTATTAGAAAAATGCTAGCAAATGAGGCTTTCATTGACCAGCTGACATCTAAACGTATCTTTTCTACTAAGGTCGAGTCAGTCGTTTCTAGTTCAACATTCCTAGAAGCTTACCAGGGCCGAATCGGTGGATTTACACTTGGTCAATTTGACCAGGGTGGCGGTCGCTGGATTTCGGGCGTCAATCAGTTCTCTGTTGGTATGGGGAATGGTGCGGGTTATGGAGTCCGGACAGCCTTCTGGGCGAACTGGGGAAATAATTGGAACTATGCCGGACCTAAAGCATGGAACGTCAATACCGATGGGAAAATGTATTGTAGGAATGAAGTCGGTTTTTATGATCAAGTGGATTTTTCGAATGCATCGAGAGCAAACTTTTATGGGACTACTACTTTTTCTCGTTCTCCTGTGTTCTCAAATGGTATCGAACTTGGAAGTAAAGACGTCTTTGGTGATGGTTGGAATCCCAAAGGCGGAAGGAATGCGGTTGTTTGGTGGAATCAGGTCGGTAGTGGTAGCGTGAAGTATTGGATGGACCAAAAATCAGACAGACGCTTAAAAGAGAACATCACAGATACAGCCGTGAAAGCCTTGAACAAAATCAACAGATTAAGAATGGTCGCGTTTGATTTCATCGAAAGTAAGAAACATGAGGAAATCGGTCTAATAGCTCAAGAGGTAGAAACCATCATTCCAAGAGTTGTCTCACGAGACCCTGAGAATCCAGATGGCTATCTGCATATCGACTATACCGCTTTAGTTCCTTACTTAATTAAGGCCATCCAAGAATTAAATCAAAAAATAGAAAAAATGGAGAAAACAATAGCATGAATAACAACATGGACGCAGTAGTAAATCAGTTAACACTTGATTCGCTGACTAAAAAGCTGGCAGTCAGTGAGCAAGAATCAGCTAATAATGAAGCTCTTTATTTGTATGCAGCAAGCGAGTTACACACAATGAAAAAGGTCCTAGAATATGACCCAGCTCTAAAAGAGTTATTTGAAGAAGTGAAAGGAAACATGACAAATGGCAATTAATAATTATGAACTAGCAAGCAAACCTTATACACGAGGATTTGGAGATAATATCAAGACAGTAGTTGAAATTCGTTTATCAGAAGGCAATCGTTACAGTACGAACATGCGTGAGCTTGTAGGAGATCGCACAAGTGAACCAGAAGATGTCTTGATTCAAGATGTATTGGATATTCTAAAAGCCGAGCTAGATCCAGGTAGTGCCATCGTTAAAACACAGGCGCAGCTTGAACAGGCTAATCAGAAGATTGCGCAAAACGAGAGTGAACAGAACAAGCTTGCAGCTCTTATTAAGCAGACCGAAGAGAATTCGAAGGTAAATCAGAAGGTCATCCATGTTCTTGTGTTGAACTCTGTCATGAGCAAGAATATTGGTTATGGAACGACCTACAAAGAGCTAGTTGAGTTGATTCCACTAGCTGAAGTTGGTAAGACTTACTTACCACATGACTTGATTACCATTGAAGACCCTGAACACGTAGAGGTCAATGGTGAAGGGAAGCGCATCTTGGTTCAACTTAACAAGGAATTTACCTATAATGGTGAGCCTGTCAGCGCATTTGTGACAAATGGTACTTTGGAACAAAACGGAACGGGTGTCGCTTGGAAATTTGAAGGGAAAGAGTAGGAGGTGTGTATGCCAGGATATGAACGATTTCTCGTACAGATCTTCATCACCCTTATCCCTGTGATTGGTCTTTATTTTTCGATGAAAGATAAAGCAACCAAACAAGAGAATCGTCTTACGGTTTTAGAGAAAGATATCGAAAATCTGAACGAATTCAAGACATCAGCCAACAAGCGGCTCGATAACCACGATGAACAGAATAAGGCTATCTTAGTACTAGCTGAGCAAGTAAAATCACTTGGTGAAGACGTAAGAGAGCTTAAAAATTTAATTCAAAATAAACAATAAAAGGAGAAATGCACATGATTAACTGGAAATTACGATTACAAAATAAATTCTTTTGGCTGACTGCAATCCCAGCCTTCTTGCTTGTCTTGCAAGCTGGTGCAGCAGTCTTTGGATATCATCTTGATTTGGGTGATATCGGTAACAAGCTGATTTTGCTTGTGAATGCGGTATTCGTGTTCTTGACTGCTATCGGTTTGGTCAATGACCCAACCACAAGCGGAATCACAGACAGCACACGAGCCCTAGAATACAAGAAACCAAGTGAGGAGTAAGCATGGACATCGATACAAGCAGACTACGAACGGACTTGCCGATTGTTGGGTTTGAGCCTTTCCGTCAAGTACATGCCCACTCAACAGGCAACCGAAACTCAACCGCTCAGAATGAAGCCGAC